TCCTTCAACGGGAATCATTCTGCTCATGTAGAAAGGATACTCGTTGTCCACATACTTGTAATATGGTTTCTTTTCGTCTGACGTTCTTAAAATGAATCCGTTTTTATCCATCTCTATCAGTTGAAGATTTCCATATTTGTTGTTCCTTGTCCACACATGAAGCAAGGTAAAGGAGAACTGGTCGTCATTTGAAGTGTCAGGGTTCTCGCCTTCATAGCGGTTATATCCACGCCCCAATGCGTTTGCTTTCTCGTCTCCATATTCTTTTCTCGCCCAGGAAAGCGTTTGAAAACCTATCTCATGAATGATGTACTCCGCATACTGCAAATCCTTGGCGTCTTTTATTCTTCCATCAATTATGATGGAAAGCAAAGGACATACGGTAATTCTGGGATAACCAACTGGTTTTCCCTTTACTTTGGAAAACCTTTTTTCCCAAGAAGCAGTAACTATTGCGTTTCCCAACTTCTCATATTTTCTCGTATAGTCTTTGAAATGGTCTAACGAGTGATTTTTCCTTCTTGCATATTCGCTTGCGGCATCGTATTTGGGCATAACACCTGTATGAGCGGGATTATCCGTAACGTGACTGTACTCTATATCTCCTTCTATGATGGAAGCAACCTGACCCTCAATGACAGGGGTTATAATGGGAACAAAGTTATTGGGATAGTCCTCATCGTCGGAATCAGCATCTCTTTGGCAGGCGCATAGTTCCTCTATTCTATCCCAAGTTTCCTTGTACTGCATTATTTCCGCTTGTCTTGTAAGGTAAATATTATTGTAATACTTACCCCTTCTTGTTTCCTCATCTGTCATTAAATTCTGCCAGTTGACTATTCCTTTTTGCTCGTTTTGCTTTTCCTCAAATATTTTGATTTCCATGATTATTTATCTCCTTTACCCTCATCTTGGTGCCTTTTCTTGTAATAACCGAGGGAATATAAACCAGTAACGGGGTCTAAGAACTGGTTTGCATCCCCCGCACCTACAATTATAGCACCATCTGTTAAATCGTTTTTGAGGGTAAGAAGCGTTTCTATTTTAACTAATTTCTCGTAAATGTCCTTCAAGGTGATTTCATTATCTGCCATATCTAGATTTCCTCCGTACTTGTTTTTTGAATCTGTTCTCGTACTTCAACATATACTCTCTTACCACTTCATTGTCAATCTTTCCCTTCTCTACTGCCACTTCCAGTTCTGATCGTGTCCAAAATCCTTCTATCTTCTTCTTTTCTGGTTGAACTTCACAGAACTGTTGGGAACAAGCCTGTAATAGAATGGCCCAGGACATAACCATATCGTCATGCGCTCCTGCTTCTGCCGCCCAAAAGATACCCTTCTGTTTCCTTTCCTGTCTTGTGAAAGTCATCATTTCCTCGATAGTGGCAACATCGTTGATGCAGTCTATGTGATGCGCCACCCAAGAAACGCACTCTGACAGGATTCTCTGTCTATTCTGTGCCGTTGTTCTGAACCCATATTTGGGTTCCGTGGTTTCATGTATACTTTCATCTGGAACCATTCTCCTGTAGAAGTTGGTGTATCCCAACTGTTGCAGCATTTTCAACGGATAACTGTCAAAGTTGATTTCAGGACAGACCAACGCTTCATTATACATCATTGCAAGTCCGTAAATCTGCAAAACACAAATATCTGGATTTCTTACAGAATGGAATGTGGCAACCTGTTCCTTGGTGATGTTGTCCATAACGTGACAGGCATAATAGTCCGAACCTTCCCCTGCCGTATCGAAAGCAAGGACGTAAGGCACCTTCGCATCTGGTTGTTTGTAAATAATTGTTTCTCCGTCGGGATTGTCAAACGGTTCAAAAGAATCCTTGTTTGGCAATCCGTTTTCATCCAATTCGTAAGAAAACTCTATTGTTTGAGGGGGGTTTTCCGAATATAATTCTTTTAATTTCAACAAGCGTTTGTTCAACAACTCCGCATTGAATACGGTTATACCAGTAGTTCCCCACTCTCCAAGAGCGTAAATGGCATATTCCGCAGGAGATTCAAACCTTAAATCATTCAAATCGTCTATTGTTGACTTTGGACACCACTTATTGTCCTTATAGGTTGTTTTAAGTATGAAACTGTCACGTTTCGGCAATACCCTGGTAACAAAGTCGTAAAGCCAGTGTGTTCTGGAAACGGGATTGAAAATAAGGATAATCCTACTCTTTTGATAGGGATTCCTCATCCTTCGTCTTATCTCACGAATAACCTTTATATTAGGTTCGCTGGAAACTTCTTCGTAAACTGCGTCTGTAAGATCTCCATGCTTAAAAGTAATGGACTTGATGTCCTCAATGTTGTCCACTCCTGTGAATATAATTTCGTTTCCGTTATTCCTGTTAACCATATGAGGAACAGGATGTTCTGTTATATCCCACAAATCCCTTATTTTGAATTGTTCCAAAGCCTTATACATTTGAGGATAACAAGATTGAACACAGTCTGTCTGTTGTGTCCTGAAAAACGCACAATTCCTGTCTGGCATATAGGTTAATTGAATAACAAGCATTTGAGCGGCAAAAAACGATTTCCCTGCGGCGGCAGAACCGTATAGTACGATCCATTCATATATTTTCCACATTAAAGGCAGATATACTTCGTTGAATACGCTTGTATCTATGTCCAGATTAAGTTCTTTAGGCAAAGGTGCCAGTTTTTTCGCCATGTATTGCCCTTCTTGTGGTTTTGTGCTACCCTTAGAATATACCAAATTGAATATTTATGCAAGAGAGGTTTCAAAATGCCAACTTATTTGAGAAGAACGGTATATGATATGAACGATTGTTACTTTTCTGGCAGAGTTGCGGAGGAACCAAAGTTCAAACCGTATAAAAGACCCGACGGTTCCGTTACCGATATGCTGATGATTACTCTGGTTATCAACTCAAACCCTTACAGTCCTGCTACGAAAACCTATATCAACCTTCACGCCTTTGGAAAACAAGCGGAAAGGTTCCAAGCAACCATACACAGGGGGTATGGAATCTGGTTTAAGGGCGAATTGAAAGATATCATGCAGAAAACAAGAATTATGGGAACGAACAGAACCACTATTACGCATTATGCCTCCTTTGCAGTAGAACGAATTGGCATATTATCCATTCCAGACAGGGAAGGCAAGGATATTGCTATGGAAATCCCTGCCGACGACGATCTTCTGGAAGAATGGGAGAACATCAGCAACGAACCGCATCCCGTAGAGTTGGCTAATTCAAGCACTCTATAGTTTTCCCGTCGTTGTTAAGCAAGTAAACCGCCTCTTTCGTTGAAACGGGAACTTCCCTGCAATCGGAGTTTGCAAACTTGCCAAACAAACAGATTGTCTTGTTTCCGTTTTCCTCCGGAACAACAGATAAACTCTCTATTCCGTCGATAAAACACCAAATATCCGCTCTTTTATACTTCAATATCATGCTATCTTCCTTTCTGTTTTTAATACCGCCGAAAAGTACCGGTTGGAATTGGCGAAATTGTCGGGTTGGGTGTTAGCGCGGACTTGCTTGTCACCATGGTTTTACCTCGATATGGTTTGTTTTTCAACCCTACTGTGCTATTTGTAAAACATGATGAGCAAATGGTAGACTGTTCTTTATGCGCTTTCTCCTTATGGCTCGTTTTCATTTGGTTATTTGGCTTTGATAATCTCGTAACCAGCCATCTTAAACGCCTGTTTCATATCGTCAAATCCAATCACTATCCATCCGTATTCCGGAACATCGGGATCACCAAACTCAAATTCGTCAATTTTGTTTTCACAATCGTCATCAAACAAATGTATCTTGATTGCACAATCGTTTTCACGACACAAAACCACTATCAACTGTTCCATAATCCATCCTTCTCCACGTTTTTACCTATAATTTATGCAAATTCATCACACTTTTCCACAGTTATTCCAGTTTCTATTCATCATAAATTCCGACTTGGTGGAGCTGGCGATATTGAAATCGCGTCACCGGGCAACATACGCCGCACGGTCTAAACCTGTCAGCCCCATGTCAACTCAATACGCTTACATCATATTGCAACCCCGAAAGAATCAGCTTGTTCGGCTTTATTGCAACAGGCTTATACATCTTGGCAACCGCATAACTTCCAGTACCGTAATCCAGCCATCCGGTGCATACCATGATTCGGATTATCTTCCCCACCATATACCCCTCTCTGTAGTCCGAATAGAATCGCACGCTTGGAGCGGTGCTTGGTTTGTGCGAGTGGCCTACCACCATTATATCAAATCCGTTAGCCAATGCAAATGATTCCGCTTTGGTCAATCCGGCACCCAAAGTAACGCCTCCGGAGGAACCGTGTGTTACCCCTACGGAGTAGTTTGGAGGTTGTGAGCGGTGGTTCTTCCTTTCCCCTACATATAGCATAAGAGGACATATACCCGGACGGTATACACCCTCTACGCCAATTCTATCTGCTATTAAATAAGAAACATCCACATCTGCGTATCTGCTTGTCCTCTGCTCGTGGTTTCCGTCAGTCCAGCCAAGTATCCGTTCCTTTAACGGACTAAGCAACTCTACAGCGCAATCCCTTTGCTCGTGTGGCGTCATGACCTGGCTGTATGGACTGGTCTTGCTGTTCTCCAACCCGTTGTCCACTACATCCCCCAATACTACGCAATACCTGTTCTCCTTCTCTAATATCTCTAGTACAACTTCCTTGAAATCCCTCTGGTTGAACTCCCTGCTTCCTATATGCAAATCACCCAGCCCGTAAATCTCCAACTCCTGAAACTGCGGAAACCTCCGCTGTATCGCCTTTATCCTCATTTCCAACAAGTCCGTCCTCTCTGTCTAAAATGCCCCAGGCTTATACATAGTATAGCACAATTCCGCAAATAAGCAATACCGGCAAAGCTGGACGACTTCTCTGCCGGTATCTCCAAAAAATAGGGGTATTAGGAGGTGAACGCCATAATCATTCTATACCCCTGCCCATCCCCTGTCAATACCCCCCCAGCATAAATTAAGGGAGCCCACACTACATACCTATACGGCACGCGCTTGACTCCCTGGCTATCTTCGGTGATCACCCGTGGCAGGTTATAGCCGTCTTTATCCTGTCCTGTGGATTACCATTATAGCACACCTGCCCCATACCTGTCAAATATCAGTGCCGGTATAGACATCCTTACAATATTCTTTCTTTTCTTAAATTCTTTTCTTTCTTAGTAATCAGTATATTAGTAGTTAGTAAGTTAGTATATTAGTTAGTATCCATCAGATAACGAGTTAGTTAGACAGAGAGATATATAGATATATAGATATAGATACATAGATAAATAGATAGATAGATAAATACAAACAAACGATAACTCTTTTTTGTTCTGGCAAATGTTTGAAGGAAGTATATCTATCCAGACCGGCGGCGTCGGTGTCGACCGTAGCCCGGCAGGTCGGCCGCTCGATCGCATACCACATAGCGCAAGGACAGACATAAGAATAAAAGCGCAAGGCTTTATCCAACACTCATCAAACCACAGCATCATGCATCTGATACACCTGCAAGCCCCCACGATGCCCTACAGCGCATTGCACAGCTAAAGCAATGATGAGATATGTCTAGGCAGCTAAACGGCTTCCAAGTCATCCTAGACGCCATTGTCATGTTTACAGCTTGTTTACAATTCGTTCATGAAATGGACATAAAGCCATGAGATAATGAGGCCAGATAGATCAATCGGCAGCCAATAGGCAGAGCTAAAGCTCAGGGAGATGAAAATGAAATACACAATAAGTGACCATCTGACACTAGGCGACATTAAATCAGAAGAATACAAGCAAGCATGCGAATACGCAAAAACACTGAACGAAAAGAATTTATCCGAAAACCTGTGCTATAAAGGTACTCTGCTAAAAATTGAGAGCCTTGAAATAGCCAAGAACAAAGGACAGATTGTGCCTTGGATCACAATATATACTTATGAGTTTTCAACCATGCGGTTGATAAGTTTTAATGTTTATGATAGCAATGACAACTTCACGGTCGAATTTAACAGAGCGTAACCAGATCCATCATATATGATGCACCTGCTATCAATCATCTGATAGCAGACTGGATTATATAGTGATCCAATAAATACAGGAGGGAATTGAAATGTCGGTATTGGCATATGAAACGGTTGAAAAATATTCGATGCAATGCGGACGCGATAAGCAAGGGAAATATTTGGTTATTTTATTGGAGAACGGGCAGCGCATTTGTCAATGGGGTTTCGACAATCTGCCGGATGCAATTGCCGCAAGGAAACAACTATCTAGAAGATACAATATAAACCTGTAGGAGGAAAATGATATGAGTACAATTTTCGTAATGGATGAGAAAACCGGAAAAATCACAAGACAAGCAACATATAGCACCGATTCAAAACAATCGTTGATAAATTTCATCATGCAGGATATCCGCGGCAATTATAACACCTGGGAATATCCGACCAATATTGAGGGCATACGGGAAAGCCCAACAGTTGCTAACCATTATTACTATGATGACATGAAAAACAATCGCATTATTGCATCATATCCGCAATAAGGCAATCATATATGATGCACCTGCTATTATCGCAAGATGATAGCAGCATGGATCATATAAGATCCAATAATATTATAAACATAGAAGGGAAGCGAATATAATGAGCAATGTTGTATTATTTATTTTATTATGGTTATTGATTTCAATACCAGTCATATTGATCTATATTAGATCAAACTATCTAAACAAGCAATAATATTATATATATTATATAAATAGCAGCTATGCAAAAATAGCAGAACGGAGTTATTATGAAACAGCGCGTATATTTAGAAGGTTTCCGCAATGCTTTCAAGGCAATGGACCGAGAGGACAATTTCACTTATGAGGGTCAGGAAGCACTTTATAACTGGCTTATTGACCTAGAAGATGACACCGGCGAGGAGCAGGAACTTGACATAATTAGCCTGTGCTGCGAATTTTCAGAATATGCCAGCCTTGAGGATTTTCAGGCCGATTACAACTCAACAGCATTCAAGACCATTGAGGACATTCAGAACGAAACAGCCGTTATCATGATTGACGATACATCATTTATCATTCAATCGTTTTGATCTGTCTGTCTATTCTTAGTGCTGCCGTGTTTATACGGCGGCATTATAGGCTTGACAGCCTGGAAAGAAGGTAAAACCATGAAAAACACAATTAAACCGGCTTATATTCGTATTGGAAATTTTCTTATTCTTTGCAGCGCAAGGAATGAAAAACGGCCTATTTTCAGACTGCGCAAGCTAGAAATCAGGAGGGTTTAATATGGAGTACATTAAAGGCTATTATAAGTGTGAGGACACTAAAAAGCGGCTTTGCGGCTTGCCACGGGAGGAGCGCAAGGAAGCGAGCGAAATTATTCTTAACGCCGTGGCTTTGCTGAAAGAGGCCGTTAAGCATATGCCAAGGGAGAAGGGGGAATAATTATGTTATATTTTGTTGTTAAAACCAAATTTCACGGCGGCGGCATCATTTCTAAACACAGGACAGAAAAAGCAGCCACTAAAGCATCTAAACGGTGGCGTGGCAAGGCTTGTTGCTGCGGTTGTTGCGGTGTTGTTTCTGAACAGGAATACGAAAAACTGGACGATTGCGAAAACGTATATTCCTGTTATGCGTTGTGCAAATAAGGGGGAATAATTATGTCATACTATAAAATTAAAATAACCGAAACAGGTTCAACAAGACCTCAAGACGATGATTTTTCAACATTTAATTTCGAGGAGATAGTTTGCGAGAACAAATCAGAAATTGCAACAAAATTAAAGGAACATTGTGGGATCAAAAAGATCAATAAAGAAAACAAGATATATTGTGATATTGGTTCTAACGCTATCGAGGTTGGCTTTGTTCGGTCGTTCTGGAACAAAGACCTGTCGCATAATGGTAAGTCCTGGTGGCAAAGAGACTGGATTGAGGTTAAAGAAATAGACGAGAAGCCGTGCCTAGACTTCTAAATCATCATCCGATCCAGCTTCTATCATTTCCTGAGTGCCTTGTATCTGCAATTGCTTGCCATCCAGGGAAATTCTCAGGTTTATGGTGTTTGTTGTGGGCATGGGCGCATTGTCACGATACTCCGGCTTGCGCCCCTTCAACGCAAAGTAGGTTGATATGTCAGGCGTTTTCTGCCTCATAAGATGCTGCCATAGTCGCTGCTCACCTTCGTCTGCTTCCAGGGCTTTTATAAAGTCTATGCAAGCGGCATATAACTTGTTTTGCTTTTCCCAAATCAACATTGTTGATTTGGACAGGCCAAGCCCCGATGCTATTTCAGAATTGCTCCAACCATCCACTCGAAGGCTGATGGAATGTTCGATGTTGCGACAATTTGGATCTTCCCGGTCGAACGGTGGCAATTGTTTATCTTTTGATATATAATCTATTAAAGAACGGTCAATGGGAACGTCATTGGGCGATTTCTTTAGAAGCTCAGCCATTTCAACGTTTGCGTCAAAACTATCGTCTTTGCTCTTTGCCATGTGATCTATCACCTTCTTTAATTGAGATTATATCACACTTGCGAAAGGTTTACAATTTGTTCATATTTTGCTATTGATAAGGCGTGACAATGGGTTTATAATGTGTTTATGCAATCGTAAAAGAAAGAGGGGTGTTTTATGAAAAACGTAGAATCCTTGATAAAGGCCGTGAATAATTCCGGATACCATGTCCATCTCGATCAGGCTTATGACTACCACTATAAAAAACCGTACTGGCATTGTTATGTTTTCAAAAACGCAGAACCGGAAATTGGAATAATTTCACACAGCCCTTATTGCCTCACTGCCTATTCTGCGGTCAAAAATGCTGTTGAATTTTGTTCCGCACCCAAATTAAGGGAGATTTTCAAGGCATGATACGGATGACAGGTAAATACTTTTCTGTAGAGGAATTTAGACAGAAGTGCGGCTATAGAACTAGAACTCCAATCTATCGCCTGATAAAGCTTGGGTTGATAAACGGGATTAAAAAGATAGGCCGCACATACTGGATACCTTCAGGAACACTTATAACGGCGCAGAACGTAAAGTCTGGGAAATATGTGGGTGTATCAGCTTTGATAAACGAAAACAAAAAGAGAATCGAGGGGAAATGAAATGCCGTACAGAAACGATGATCCAGAATTGGGCAGGGTTTTTGACCGTCAGTTGGAAGAACCGGTTGACATTCCTAAAAGAAGGGCTTACCAGGTA